CTTTTACTGTTTCCGTCAACTTATGTTTATAATCATTCGGTTCTTCCAGTTTTGGAAGGAACTAGGTATTCAGTAGTTAGTTGGCTAAAATGATAAACAATGAAATCTCTCCTTGGGAAGAATATAAAAAGAATTCTATAAAAATAAATAGTTTAAAATTAAAAAGCACTAAAATTGATATGTCTTTTGTAGAACAAGCCCGTAAAGAAAATAGAATTCATATTTTTAAAAATGTTTTTCCAAAACTTCCATCCTGGGATACACTTCTTTCCGTTATATCACAATACGTTCATGAAGATTTAGAAAAGTTTCCAGATAGATCATATCTCTTAAATGATTTTGTTGAGGGCGAGTCTTCTGACATGAGATTAAAGTGTAGATTTTGGTCAAGGATGGCTTTTCAACTTTATGATCAAAAAGATATTTATATGTCAATAATTCCAGAACTTGACCCAGTAACTGAGTGGGGGCTTTCTCAGTATTCAGAAGAAATATATAATGGAAACTTTTGTTTAGTATCTTTGATGAAAAACAGGGGGGTAGTTGGAAGTAAGCATAGCGATTACGTAGATCAGTTTCAGTGGGTAGTTAAGGGTGAAATGATTTGGCGTACAGGTGATAACCTAGAAAATGAATATCATCTTGTAGAGGGAGATTTTGTTTTTATTCCTAAAAATTTGCAGCATGAAGTTGAGACTTTGGTAGCACCTAGAGCAGCAATCAATTTAATACTGAGAAACTAAAAAGCACCCACAGGCTTTAACCCATAGGTGCTTTTAGTTGTTTATTTTAGTTTGGAAATTTGCTCATCCACATTTTGGTCTTTGGCGTAATGCCCTTCCAAGAAGACCAATCTTCTCCACCATTGGTCATATAGTATGCAATTTCAGCATTTTTTACGGGATTGAATAACTCAACATTAGAATTAAGATCAAACTTGTTTCTACGATCAGGACCAAGGTCATCAATCATATTAATTTGAAACATTCCATAAGACGAATCACCAGTCTTACGGTTGTCGCTAAAAGCAAATGGTCGTCCATTAGATTCTTTCTTTGCTACTGCCCAAGCAACAACAAGGTCTTTACCCTTGAAGCCAACTAGAGATAGGAGTTCTTTAAGTTCTAAATCGGTCAGAGATGTCTTATTCTCAAAACTCTTCAGTTTTTCTTCCTTAGAAACCAAAAAAACCTCTTGCGAGGTAGTTTGCGATATCTGAGCCTGTTTGGGCTGTATATTATTAATTGTTGCAGCATTAGCAGTGTTAGAAAATACAGCAAATACTGCCACGATACTGAGTGTGCTAATGATCTCTTTGTTTCTTTCGATAAATTTAATCATAGTTTCCTCCTTAGAAAACAACGACACCCTTTTAGGTGTCTATGTATAATTATAACAGTTTTTACTTAATGTTGTCAAGTTGTTAAATCAAATATGGTATAATGAAACATTATGGCACAAACATCTGGAGATTTTCCATTACGTTATCCACAAGCAGCAGATGCAGTAAATGTGCATGGGGATATTGCTAATCTTGCTGAAGATGTTAATGATGCTTTATCTGGATTAGATTTATCTGTTATTCAGGTTAGTGTAATTAATGCTTCTGGTCAAACTCTTCCCGCTGGAACACCAGTTTATGTAACTGATTATTCAACAGCAACTAAAGTAAATAAAGCAGTTCCTTCAACAACCAGTCCAATATTAGGATTATTAAAACAAGACCTAGCAAATAATGCTCAAGGAGTCTGTGTGGTTGCTGGTGTATTAAAAAATATTGATACTCGTAATTTTAATAATGGAGATGTTCTTTATGTTGCAAATAATGGTTGGTTAACTACAACGCAATCAGGAGGAGCAGTAGGAATAGTTGCAAAAAAAGATGTAAGTGGAATTATTATTGTTGAGGCAAAAGGCAACGGTACATGGGGGGCACTAAAGGCTGGATTAGCCTAATAGTGATATAATAAACTATGGCAACTTCAAGAGGATCCAAAACATCATACGATATTGGTAATGCTCCACCTACAGTTATTTGGACTGTGGTTCGTGGAGATACTTCTGGATTTAAGGTTTATGTAACAGACGATGCAAAAGTCCCACTAATTTTAAAGGGTGCTGGATCTGAATGGGATATTGCTATGAAGATTAAAAGACCTACCTCAACCCCTGGAGTAATTACTGATGATGCTATTACAGTAATGGCATTACATCCAAGAGCAGACGAAGATGACCTAGTTGGAGAGTTTACAGTTTGGCTTACAGCAGAAGAATCCCATGTATTACAAACAGGAGACATCTTTGATATTCAAGTTTCAGATCCTACAAGAGTTTGGACAGTTGCTCAGGGTAGCATGAAGATTCTTGAAGATGTAACAGATTAATGGCTACAGCATTAATACTTGACAAACTAAAAAACAAAACAGAACGAATCTTTCCAACAGATTACGCAGAAATAAAAATAGAAGATTTTACAAGAAACACATTAGTTACAGACATACTTCCTTTTAGAGTAAAGTTTTCAGCCATTCAAATTGTGGCTATTGGTTTGGGAAATACTCCAGGAATTCCTCTTCAAGTTATTGGCTATAGCAACTATATTCTTTAATTAAATAATTAAAAAGGTGATATAATTACCACATGGCTAAAGTATCAATTCCAACAGTTAAGAGTCTATTTCAAACAGGTGATAGACCGACTCAAGAAAATTATGAAGATTTAATCGATACCGCAACTGCTCAGTCTACAGACTTGGGCTCTGCAGGTAACAATGAAAACACAATCAATGGTATTGAGAACGTAACTGTTGTTGATAACTTTGACGCCACAGTTTGGCGAATGGTCAAATATATTGTTTCAATATCAAAGACCTCTGCAGGGGACAATAAGTTCTATGCAACTGAATTAACAATTCTTGTTGACGGTACAAATGTAAATGTCAGCGAGTACGGCACTATCGACAATGATGGGAATATTGGCACCATTGATGTCTCTCGCACTGGAAATACCGTGGCTTTAACAGTCACTCCAGACCCTGCGATCAAGCCAGTCACTGTACGTTACGCACGTATGGGACTTAAGGCATAACTAAGGAGATATAAAAAATGGCAACAGTAAATAAAGATTTTAAAATTAAGAGTGGTCTTATCGTTGAAGGTACAACAGCGACAGTTAACGGTTTTGACGTTCTTACAAAGAAAACAGCAGATCAAGATTACATCGTTAGTCTTATCGGTGGTACAGCAACATCTGCTAACGAAGCAAACAAGGTTGTAAAGCGTGATGCATCAGGTAATTTTGCTGCAGGAACAATTACAGCAAATGTAACTGGTACAGTATCAAGTCTTTCAAACCACGATACTGCAGATCTTGCAGAAGGAACAAACCTTTACTTCACAAACCAAAGAGCACTTGATGCAACTAATGCTGCATACGATGCAGCAGGAACTGCAGCAACAGAAGCAGGGCTTGTAGCAGGAGACCTTGCAGATCACGAATCAGCAACAGCAGCACACGGTGCAACTGGTGCGGTAGTTGGAACAACCAACACACAAACATTAACAAACAAGACCATTGGAGATACACTTAACTTCACTGGCGCAGGAGCAATGACAATCAATTCTGATTCTCATATCGTTCTTACTCCAGCAGCAGGTTCTTCAGTCAAGTGGGGTGCAGATGTTCTTGCAACACAGGGCTATGCAGACCAGGCAGAAGCAGATGCAATCTCAACAGCAGCATCAGATGCTACTACAAAGGCTAATGCAGCACTTTCAGATGCAGAAGATTACACAGACAGTGCAATCTCAACAGAGGTTACAAACCGTAACACAGCAATTTCAAATGCAATTGGTACAGAAGTTACAGACCGTAACTCTGCTATTGCAACTGCTAAGGGTCAAGCAATTGCAGACGCTAACGCTTACACAGATGCAGAAGTATCTGCCCTTGTAGATTCAGCACCAGCACTTCTTGACACACTTAATGAATTGGCTGCAGCAATTGCAGATAATCCAAACTACGCAACAGACGCTGCTAACGCAGTTGCTGGAAGAGTAGCAAAGGCTGGAGATACAATGACTGGAGCCTTGACATTGTCAGGTGCACCAACATTAAACCTACATGCAGCAACTAAGGGCTATGTAGATGGAGAAATTACATCTGCAGGTTCCGCAGCACAAGGTTATGCAGATGCAGCAGAAGCAGCAGCAAACCTTTACACAGATGGCGAAATTACATCTGCTCTTACAACTGCTCAGGGTTATGCTGACACAGCAGAATCTGATGCAGTAACAACAGCCAACCTTTACACAGATGGTAGAGAAACAGCAATTACTACTGCTTACCAGACATACGCTGATCAAGCAGAAACAGATGCTAAGGCTTACACAGACACTCGTGAGACAGCAATCACAACTGCTTATCAAACATATGCAGATCAGGCTGAAGCAGATGCAAAGGCTTATGCTGATGCACTTACAACATCTGATGTAGCAGAAGGATCATCACAGTACTTCACAGATGCTCGTGCTA